ATTCAAGTGGTTGCTCAGAGGAGATGCGAAACCGACCAGTTTTGGAGATTTCCACCGCGTCCGCGGCGAAATCTTCTTAAGCGGAGACTACGAGTCCGCGACTGACAATCTCAACTCCGGTCTCCAACGAGCGATACTTGATGAACTGCTCCAGCAAAGCACCCGAATCCCGGAGGGGATAAAGGAGCATGCGCTGTCTTTATACGATGAGCCGCTCTTGTCGTATGGGGATGAGCCTTGGATGGTCAAACATCAAAGGCGCGGGCAGTTGATGGGAAACTTGACCTCCTTTCCTTTGTTGTGTCTCGTCAATTACATCACATTTCGGTATTGTACGCGTGGGTGTCCTCGGATACCTGTTCGTATTAATGGCGATGATATCGTCTTTAGGGCGACACCTGACGTTGTAAGGCGTTGGGAGTGTGGTGTGAAGGCGGGTGGCCTGGTGCTGAGTGTAGGGAAAACCTTGAAGAACCCCCGGTTCTTTACCCTAAACTCAGCCCTCTTTGAGGGTAATGCCTTGAAGGGGAGTAGGAGTGTGGGATTCGTGCGTCCTCGGGCGTGCTGGTCCTCCACCTCTGCGGCGGAACAGGTGATGAGTCTGAATAGCAGGTTCTATTCTTACTCAGTCGGGATGGGGCGTGAGAGGACTCGTGTTGCTCGCGAGTTCTTCGTCCGACAGAACGAGCGTTTTGTCCACGCATCCCGTCGCTCCACAACAAGGGGATTGGGGTTGAGTCTGGATAGGGGCATGCTGCAGCGTCTCGGCCTGTGGCATCGGGAGCTTTATTATCTTGAGCAAAGTATGGAGCCCCCACTCCCGGTTCTGCGAACCGGGGGTGTCCCTGACGGGTTCGTGCAGGTCAGTAAGCACCGTGTCTCTCCAGACATGGTTCGCGAGGGTGAATCGCGTTTTAGCGCGGCGCTAATTCACTCTAACTGGCACGATCCGTATGACCCAAAGGAATCGGATGTTGATGAGTTGTTTAGGGCAATCCGAGAGGGTTGTTCGCCCTATGGAATTAACCACTTCAAAGGGTTGGCAAAGGTACGGGCGATGCTTCGGCTGAGTCGGTCCCAATGCTGGCAATGGTGCAACATCCGAAGAAATGAATCCGTTTTCGGGCGGGTTCGAATGCAGAAAGGGAAGAAGGTGTGGGTAGCTTTGGATATGCTGGACGGTCTGTCCGTGCATATTGAATTCGTCAAGGCCTTGTCTGTTCGCTGACCCGCCTCCAGAACCCCGTGTCTTCAGCACCACCTGTTACGGGTGCGGCTAGGCTATTAGGAGGTATCCCTTAAGTGGGCTCTATCTAACTCCGAACGCCGGGGCGTGCTGTTGCCGACTGCCTTTG